TGCTTGTACTGCGAAATATAATGCTAGCCAAGATTTACCAATACCTGGGTATGCTAAGAACACACCAAGTTGTCCTGGCATAATTCCAGAAGGTAAATAGTTATCAAATCCTGGTAAACCTGTCTTAATACCAATATGTCCAAGATCTTGCATTTTCTTTACATTTTCAAAATATGCAACTGCTGACTCTAAATCCGTAACTTCAATATCTCTAATTGCAGCAGTATTCTTTTTTAACTCTGATGTTTTTGTAATTAAATGTTCAAGAGCATTTGAGCCATTGCCAACCTGAACTTCAGATGCTGCATTACGCAAAATATCTTTTAGGCTATCATTTAAATATTCTGCTTGTAGTTCTTCAAGGTGATGCTTTGTTGCTCCAACGCCATCTACTGGAACAAAATCTCTAAATTTTTCTACTACCAAAGATGCTGGTGGAACTGATTGGTTGTTTTCTGAATACAATCTAATAAAATTCCATACATCATTGTGAGTTCTTAAAAGATTGTCAATGTTGGCTTGCAGCAAAACATGAATTTGTTTATCATTTAATACGGCACTAATTAATTTTGCTTCTGTATTATTCACTAATCCACCTTCTTGCTAATTTTCTTCTTTCCTGTCTTTCTTTAATATCTTGTTCTACTTCTAATTTTGCTTCCAATATTTTTTCCGCATTGTATGCAAAGTAATTCCAAGAAGGGGAAGAAGCAATATTAAAATAATAATCCAATAAGTCATAACATATTCCTATTCCATAAGATTCAACAAGTGCATCTGCAGCCCATTGCTCAACATTGAGATTCATGTTGCTTTTGGCTTCGTACTTTTGTAGATGTAGTTTGTTATATCTACTTAGCAAAGCCATTCGGTCTTTGCGTTCAGCCATTATTCTTTGCTATCAGACTCTGCTTCTGCCTCTTTAACTTTTTCTGTTAATTTGTCTTCAACAAATTTGTATATTCTTTCAAAGGCCTGTTCTGTATTTTCGCCATCACGCTTAGAGTCAACTATTCCAAAGTCAAACCTTAGTGATTGAAAATTTCCTAAATTAAGAGTATATCCAAGTGCTACTGATATTTTTGTGTTTTCGTTTTCCATTACCCCACCATTTCTGCTATTAAATATTCTCTGCCCAAACAGGAATAAATCTACCATCTTCTGTCTTTGTATATGTAAGTATACCGTCTCCCATTCGCCGTGTCAATTCTTGGCTTGTGGGTGTCATATTATTTGTTATAAGTCCATCTTTTCTTGGTTGTCCTATATGTATAGTAGCCAGTATAGCACGGATCTCTCTTACCATGCTTTCTGAATAATAAGATCTAATTTGCCAACCTCTTTCACCATTTAGCCTTGCACCAACTGGTGGTGGAATCATTCCAGTTTTAATTAATTTTGGCATATATTTTCTATGACGATTAATTAATTTAGCAGTCTCTGCAACTGTATATGCTCTTTCTCTTTTTTTTCTAAAATCTGAACGTAAACAAGTTTCAATTCTATCTTTGGTTATGTTATAAACAGAAACCATTCCAGTAGATCGTGAACTATGGTGAAGCCTTACCAAGTCATTATTTAGAAACCATATTTTTTTATTTCCTTTTATTACAGTTTCGTTATTGTAAATTTCGCCCTGGATAATTCCTTTGCTAGTAACCATTTTCCTTCTTCACTTTCTGTCGGAGGATGAAAAAATCTTCTTAATCCACACACAACACAATATGTTTCCATATGTTGAATACTGCTGTATTGTCTATCAACAAAAGTTCTACCCCTACATTTTTTACAAAAAATCATAAGTTTATTATTAGTTTGGAATTCCAACAATAATCAAATGTACTGCTAAAGATAAGTCGCCAGAAGCCCCAAATCTCACAATGCCTTCAACTCTTGTTTCTGTAACACTCTTTAAAATAACATTTACGTTTTGTCCTGCTGGTGTTTGTCCAATATTTACTGGAGTAGCCGAAACAATTGGTGGATACTTAAAGTCTTTAAAGTCATATGTAAAAGTTTTTTCATTTCCAGCAGAAACTGTTGAGTTATTAGCAACTTCAACATAGCCACCAATTATTCTTGAATTAGAAGTTTTAATTTCTTGTTTGCCAGCGCTAGTTGTATCTATAACAGTTTTGTTAGTAGTTGTAGACGCAACCTGTGTAGAAAGGTCATTTACAGCATCAACTAAACTATATAAATATGTAACATCAAGAGGTTGTCCTCTTTCTGGTAGTGGTACCTTAGCCATTATTTCCTCCTATTAAAGTATATCATTAAACGGTGTGTGGACCATCTTCATAGACTAATAAAAAAGAAGAATCTCTAGTGATTGGTGTTCCTTTTAAATATACTTCTATTGAAAGTTTATTAGGTGCAGAACCTTGAACTACTCCATTTATTGTATATGTACTTGGAATTGGAAAAGAAGCATTGGTGCCATCAATTCTTTGTTTATAAATCCAATCTCCCCCATCGCTTCTATCCCATTTTAACCATATATCAAATTCATGTGATCTTCTAATTTGATTTCCATCTATTTGTATTGAAACAGAATCCCAAGCAAAGGTTGCAACTTGTCCTGATTTGTTAAAAGATATATCACCACCAACATATGTATATCCTGGTTGAATGACTGATATTGGTGACCATTGAGATGTTCTATTTTTGTCTTCGGAAACTACCCTGTACTTTAAAACATATCCTTCTTCATTCACATTTATTGTAGGAAGATTTCCTTGTTTTATTCTTATCTTTTTAATTCCTGCATCCGCCATTATGTTACACCAACTGAAAATCTAAACTCAATATAATTGCTAGTATTAGGACTTTTTACAATAGTTGATGCGTCTATGTTTTGAACTACTGAATATCCAGTTAAACCATAAAGTGGATTTACTGTACCAATATTTTCTAGTCTTAAAGCATCCAGCGCCACATAATAGTTGCCAGATGGATTGACTCCATCAATAACACACGCATATATTTTGACCACTGAAACTGCATTCCAATCAAATTCAGATGTTCTATATAGTTGTTGAAGTTGCTTTGTTACAACAAAATATCTTTCTGTTGCAAAATCATATTGTCCACCACTACTATCATCAATAACCTCTGCTTCAAGTCTTGCAAACTGTGTTCCGTTTGTATTTTCAAATGAAACCAAAACTCTAGCCCTTTCTGGCTGTGTGCCAGATCCGTAAGTTCCATCCCTGTTTACTATTGAAAACGCCAATCTTAGTTCATCTGTTGGAGAGTTTCTTGTAAAATCAACTGTTGCACCGCTTAGTTTAATATAATTTGATCCTGCACTTATTTCAAAAGTATCTTGCGCTGGACCACTATCAGACTCTATGTCAAGATCTGACTCATTACCCTTTATTAAAATTGTATTATTTAAAAATCTTGGTCTTTCATATCTTTCTACTCTTGGAGATTTAAAAAATATTGGATTATCTGCGCTTGTTTGAAAAACTGGATCTGCAACTGCAATAATATTATCATACTCAGGCTCATCTAATGCACTAGAAAATGTGTCAATTGCTACTGCTGATCCACCAGTAACGTATTGCCAATTTTCTGTTTGTGTAAAAGCAAATACTGTTTTGCTATCATATGCTCCAGCAGATGGATTTGATCCTGCAGAATAAATTCCAATTTCTGAAATTTCATACCTTTCTTCTGTTGGAAGTTCTGCGGTTAAAACAATTTTCTCTAATCCACCCTCATTTACGAATCCCCTTGAAGAGATTGGAACACGAAACATTTCAAAATCTAAATTTTGTTTTGCTGAATAATTTCCAAGAGGATCTCCAGTAGTTAATGGTGTAGCACCACAACCAATAGCAAGATAAGAGGCATAGGCTGGTGCTTGACCAAGCAAATATTTTGCAATAATGGTTTTGCCAGTATTAGTTATCATGAGGCTATTTCTCCAAGATCTGCTTCATATATTGTACCATCTGTGGTAATTTGTAATTCAATCTGCTCATCACTGTTTATATTAATAAACTCAATAATCAAGTCTCCCGTGCTTTCCTCAATATAGATATTTTCTCCATTTATACCATTTCCTTGGTTTGGAATTTTGTCTTCTAGTTTTATTGAAAATCCAGCAAAATATTTATCTGAGGTTTGTTGAAGACTAAGAATATTATTAGGATTATATCGCTGCTGTATTGATGATAAATTTTTAATAGGTTGGTATGATATTTTTTGACCATTCACAATATCAGACCTTGTAATATTAATTAATTCTTGTCCACCAATATTTTCAAATATTAAATCTGCCATTGTATCTATTGGCGTTGTTTCATCATCAAATAAAATAATATCTAAGGTTGCAGTTTTAACTGGTGGTGGTGGAGTAGAAATTATTACTGGCAAAGTTGGCGTTGATGGTGTTGCAACTATGCTACTTGTTATAAAACTAGTTGGTCCTGCACCTGTAATTATAACCTCTTCTGTAATTGGTTCTTTTTTATATCCAGTTTCTGTACGAACAGTTCCTAATGGTATTGGTCCAATAAATAATCCATTTGAAACTGCTGGCTGAAAAGCATCTGCGATTGCTTTATAAGAAACAGAAGATTTTTTAGGTGGTTCTGATTTAACTACAGGCGGAACGTATGGACTATATTTTGAAGGACCAGTAAATTCGGGTTCTTTTTTTGTTGTAGATATAACTCTGTCTTCTCTTGTATTAGCCCTAATTATTTTGGATGTACCACCACCTGAATTTTCGCTTGCCACTTTACACCTCCGCCAAATAAAGAGTCATATCTGGACCATTTATTTTTCTTGCATATTCAATATTATATACTACAAACCTAGAAGTATTTTTTGTGACTAAGTCTAAATTATTAGAGTCTTTATAATTAATTGTTACAATATCTCCAAGTTGAATAGTTGGAGTTGCAAATATTTTTATACCAACTGATTTTTTAGGTTCCATTAACTTATCTATAATCCAGCCCATCAAACTTTCAGCATCGTCTTGTGTTTGAATATATGGAGTGTCTAGAGTAAATTCATTATTTCCATAAATCATTCTACTTAATTTTATATTATCAAATTTTTCTTTTTCAACAAGCGGAGAAATAATTTGAGAAGAACTAGTTAGTTGTGGATTAGAAAAATTGCTACGTTTTTTAAAATACTCATCAACAGTTAGTTCGTGAGTTGTGTCCTGTGTAAAAGTAATTCCCTGAATTCTTAAATAGTTGCCACTGGTTTCGTCAAGATTAATTGCTGTATCTGTAGCATTAAAAACTAAAAACTCTGCGCCGTATGAATCAGCATAAAATCCAGATGTGATATATCCTTTTATTTTATTAAAAGTTGGAGATAGTTGAGCGTAAAGAGCAGGATATGCACGATCATATTTAATATCAAAATAAGAACACTCTCTCATAATTGAGCCAAATTCTTCAAAATACATATTATATTTAGGTGGTTGTTGAGAACTAATTCCTGATAAATACGTTGACTGAACAATGCCACTCATTGCATATTTTCTAAAAGACTCACTAGCATTTATTTCTTTATCGCCAAATGCTGATGAAAGTGTTTCTCCAACTGTAAACACGCTATTTTGAGAATAGTTTTCAGATAGTGCGTAAATATTTTCAAACATAACTCTAGAAGATCCACGAACAAATAGAGCCATATTGTTATATACTGGTAGCGGATCTGTATCGTCTACAACCTGAATTAGTTGATTATTTATATATAAGAAAAATCTTCTAATTTTTCCTATATCTTGATATTCTACTGCTAGATCATATACTGTTGGATTTTCTTCACTAGACATTCTATATTGTCCAGTAAATCTACCGTCGTCAACTGTAATTTTTGATAGCCCTCCCCAAAGTTTTACTGGAATGGCTTCTGTATTTGAAGAATTTTTTTTGATTTTATAAAATACTACGTTATTAATTGAAATACTAGATTTGTTATTTTTATCTAATTTTAAATATGATTCTATATTTTGTTCTGTTAAGGCAGCAATTTCAAAATAATATCCATTATTTGTTTCTGGATTAAGCAATACTGCTAAACCTCCAGAACCACCACCAATGTTTACATTTTGATCTGGTTTAACTCCAGCGACCTGGTAGTATGTTACGCTTCCTGTTGGAGTCTGACTACGACTTTCGTTGTTTTCAATTTTACCAATAATTCTTATTCTAGTTCCAAAATGTTTATATGCATTATTTAATTCTTTATAAACATATGAAACTAAGTCAATTGGTTTTTCTGTTGTTGTAAATGATGGACCATTCATAACCAAAGCAGATGACTGGATTGTTCCAGATTGTGTTGACGTTGTATTATTAACTGGTGTTTCAGTTGAATAACTTGAGGACATGAAGTTTTTTATAGTTCCATTTCTTGATGTCTGTCTTGCTTTAGTGTTGTTAACGCCTGCTGCTCCAGTTGATGTTGATGGAAGGGATATGTCTTCAAGTAGTGTGGTTGTAAACAAATACTCTGTTTTCATCTCACATCCTTTGACATAATCATTGTTGGACCAATATGAATTTATACCTGCAGAATGTGTCGTAACCTGTGTTCCAAATTGTGCACGCCCATGTTCGTAAACTGAACCATTTTGTAAACGAGTAATTCCATCAATTGTTTCATAAAATGGAACGGTATAAATTCTAACTAATCCTGTAGGATATATTTTTCCATTAAATGGTAATGACTTAAAATAGTTTTGATACTCTTGATTATTTGTAATCCAAACATTACTACTACCCTGTCTATGTGATGTTCTCCAACCCTGGATTGCTTCACCTTTTTGTGCTTCTGTAATTTCGCCATTTGCAACTTTTTTATCTAAATTGTCAATAATACTAGTTGGCGCTAGTCTTCCAGGCAAGACAATTTGTGGAGAGGAATCTAGCAATGAGCCATCTGATTGAATAGGATACCAAATTGCAAGGGTAACATTAAATTGAGCAGCATCATATCTAATAATTTCTCCGTTAGAATAAAAATAACCTTGATATCTGGTAAGCCAATAAACATTTTCTCCAAGATCTATTACGTTATTTTGAATTTGATGATTAACCACTGTTGGAACACTATTGGATAAGTCTGAATTTATTGGCATTGCTCCAAGAACATATTTTGATTGTTTAGATGCAACCTCATTAATTGTTTTTGTTGAGTCTGTTCCAGAAACTTCCCAAAGTAAGGCTGGTTTATATATCCAAGTTTTTTCTTTATCAATCATACTTGCCTGACGAACGTTGCCATATGATCTTTGAATATATCTAGTTGTATAATTAATTTTTCCATTATTATAAACTTTTTTATCTTCAGATGCTATTGATAAAATGTTTGGCAGTGTTCCAGAGGTTTGATTTTCAATTATTCCACTAGCAGACTGATTATTTGAACCAGATAAAATAATATTGGTGCTTCTATCATCTATTGTTGGCAACATATAATCTTTACTCATTACTATAAAGTTATTATATTCATCAAAAAACATTGCAGTTTGTGTTGATACTGCCAGTTGATTTAAAACTTCTGCTACGGTTTGATCTGGTGCAATAAAAAAATATGGAATTATTGGTTCTGGCTCATTTGTTGTTCTATAAAAAGCGTAGTTGCTAAATCCAATATAGTCAAGAATTAATGTAATAGCATAACTAAGTGATACTTCTGTTACTAACATTCTTGGTGCTGGCATAGATTCTAAAAAGAAATAAAAATCTCTTAGGGATAAATCTAATGTTCCAGCAGTTACATTTGCTTGCGGGAATCCGTCTGAATATAAAGTTTTAATTGGTACCCAATAATCATATCCGCTTACATTTAATATTTTTTCATAAAAATTAAATTTTATATTTTTACGAATATAATCACTAATAATGCTATTAGTATTATTGTCATTAAATGCTTGGTCATCGTCAAATATGGACAAATTTCCAGTTGAAGCCAGCAATTGTCCCACTGGTAAAGCAGAGTTTCCTAAGTCTGAAAGTATTTTTTTAATACTATATTCTATAACTTTGTCAGATATATTAACAACAAGCCTTGGAGACATTTCAATTAAATCAAAAGTAGAATCAAACTTATTCATTCTTTCTACAACAATCCTTAATCCACGAATATCTTGAAATTCCCTATATATTGTCTTTCCATTTGTTGTTTCTATAAAAGATAACGGAGATGTTAAATCTGTTACAAAACTTGTTTTATTGTCAATTTTTTCACTTCCTAAAATCCAACCATAGGCGGGTACAAATGTTTCATATTCCTCTGTGGTTGAATTCCAAACATGAAATGTTCCAACACTACCCTCATTTTCAATAACTAAATATGCATATCCATTAATTGATTCTGTTGGTAAAAGTGTTGAGGAAGAGATTGTTTCTGCTATAACAAAAGTATCTTTAAAATTGTCTGGAATATTTTTTAACGCATACTGTAATTCAACGTATCCATCATTAGAAATAATTGCAGAGCCATCTTCTCTTAAATCGTTTTCATTAAAAATATATGCATCAGTCCAGTTATTTTCTTCAAGATATTGAACTCTCCATCTTGTTGGAGTTGTTTTATTTGCATTGCCATAAAGTGGATCTGGAAACGTTCTAGAGATATCTGTAAAATCTCCAAGGTCTATATCACCAACATTTGTTTGCATTTTTACAATAATTCTATTTGTTGGGACATTTTTTTTATACACAACAAATGGCACAGCATCATCTATATAATAGTTTCCATTAACTATTGTTTTAGCAATACCTCTTTCAATACCGTTTTCAGTTCTAAAAGAAGTCCAATATTTAAATTGATCATATCTAGATGGCATATAATATCTTGGCCTTCTTGCAATATCCTTGCCAGAATTTGCTAAATATCTACCGTTAAAAAATGCTGCCTTATTAATACCAGATCTTGGTCTAAATGGTTTTATACAATCTTCTAAAGAATATAATAATTTAACTTTTTCTTTTGTTGAAGTAAAAAGTTGTGGTGTTCCATTATTTTCAAACCCTCCATCAATAACAACATCAGCATCTGTTGCACCTGTATAGAACAAACCAATATCTGCTGGATCAAAAGTATTTATTAGCGTTAAAAATTGAGAATTTTGTTCTTGAGGCCTATACCTATAGTTACCAAGTTTGGATATGTTATCTGGCATATTCATATTCCACTCAGCCAGAACTAGTGACTCTGTTTGTATTGTTGCAGATGTTTCAAAGTGATCTTTTAATTCGGTACTTTCAAACATTTAAACTTCTTCCAGTGTTACCGATATGTTCCAAAGATCATGATTTGTTGCTCCACGCTTTACGACGGAATAGTTAAAATCTGCAAAATAAACTTGAATTATTTGATTGTATCTATTTAAACCAGTATACTCATAACCTTGTCCTTCTAGGTTTGTATATTTATCATAAGCAAGATACATCCAGAAAGGCCCCTGATGTGTTTCATACCAGTCAAGCAGTTCTACTCCACCTGCACCACCATCTGCTGTATATTCTAGTTGAGACCCTTCATTTGGTGCTATACCTGTTGCTTCATCAAAATTGGCTAGTCCTGAATATCCTCGTGAAGGTAGCATATTCCAAGATACAGACATGTTTAGTTTATCTGCAATATGATATGAACGCATACGACCATTAATCGTTCTTTGTCTTTGTTCAATTCTTTGGGTATTAAATTGCATATCCCCTCTATTATGGTCAGATAAAATAATAAACTGATCTAATAGGTCTGGGTTTGTTTCTTGTGTGTCTGCCCCTACCTCTATGCCATTAGGCACATAAAGGCCATTAGAGAGGGTTCCAGGGTTGTTTGCCCATAATATACCCTGGGGTCTTGTATATCTACGTCTACCCGCTAAATAGGCACTAGTAGCCATTATACTCTTTGCCCCCTAATTCTTTGTGAGTCAACATTTTTAATTTCTCTCATTACTGCTCTAGCAATATCATTTGGATTTGAGTTAGTTCCACTAATATTAAAGCCTAAGTTATAATTATACACTGCCGTTGAGTTATCGCTCATAGATGTTGAAACATTATTAACTGGAACTTGTGCACCAACCCTGTTACCAATCATTGATGGATATTTTGACTCGTTTAACATTGATAGCAATGGACCAAATTGCTCAGTTGCTCTTCTATTCATTACAAACTCTCCAGGAGTAAGCATTGCTGGCACGGTATCAGAACCTATACCACCACCACGAGCAAGGTATTTAGGAACCATTCCACCCATGTTCATTGACTTAATTTTGCCACCATACATTTTTCCTGGTATTTTAATTATTTGTCCTGGTTTAATTAAATTAGGATTAGTAATTTGTGGATTGGCTTTAATTACATCTGAAAGGCTAACTCCTGCTGCCTTTGCAATTCCACTTAATGTATTACCAGACTTTACAGTGACGGTTGATCCCGCACCTGTACCAGTGACTGTGCCAGTTCCTGTGCCAGTTCCTGTGCCAGGTCCTGCTCCAGACACAAGACCTGATAATGAGGCTAAAGACTTTTGAGCGGTAACAGCATCTGAAAGTGATTTTGCAAGTGCTGCAGCAGATCCTGCTTGACTTAAAAGTTGATTGCTAAATGGAATGCCTGCTTTTTCTGCTGCATCAATAAGTCCAGCAAGACTATCTATCTCTGTTCTGGTTTGTCCAGCATAGTAAGCGCCATTTTTTAATGCATCAACTTGAGAATTTAATGCTTGAATGTTTCTATTAATTGAATCAATAGTGCTTTCAATTGTGTCTTTCTTTTGTTGTAAGGTTAGTAATGATCCTCTTTCAATTGTATTAATTTCTAATTGAAGTTTTTTATTTTGCTTTTCAATTTCAACTCTTCCAAGTGCTTTTATTTGAGCATCACGAGTAATAGTTAAAGCCTCTTTTTGTCCAGTTACAGCAGAGGCTGCATTTTCTGCTCTTGCTTCTTGAGCAAGTTGTGCAGCAGCAGATATATCTCCACGAGTAAGTGCATCAGCAATAGAAAGTCTTTGTTTTTGAATATTTGCAATATTTTGATTAAGGGTTGCAATTTTATCTAAAGATTCTATTTGTGTATTATATTTTTCATTAATTGCATCTTCTTGTAAAGATATTGATTCAAGAGCAAAGTTATTTGCATCAATAACAGCCTGAATTGGTTTAATTTGAGAATCTGTAATTTTTTGAATTTCATTATTTACGTTTTGCAAATTTTGTTCTTGAACCTTTAAAGCATCATTTTCTGCCTTTATTCTTGATGCAAACTGAACATCAATTAATTTTTCTCTAAGTTCTGCCTGTGCTTGATACTGCTCCAATTGCTTTTTAAACAAATTTGGCTTTTCCATATATTTTAATTCAGCATCAGTTTGTCCCTTGATTGCTGCTTTATATTCGTTAATTAATGCAATAATTTGTGTTAACGATTTACCTTTACTATTTGCAATAACAAGAGATGCTATTTCTGCATCATTTGCTAATTCTGTTGCAGTTGCCTCATCAACTTTTGCATTACGTAATATAATATATGCCTTAGTTTGATTTTGAATTGCTTTAATTCTTTCTTTTAATGGATTTGTTTTTCCATCAGCAGCGGCTGCTGCTTCGCTAGCCTTTACTGCGTCATAAACTGCCTTTGTTGATTTTTTAGCAGCCTCAATTAAAGCATTTATTCTTGCTTCTGTTTGTCCTGAAGCATATAGGTTGGGGTTTCCACTATCTGTTCTTAAATATTCATTAAGTAACTCTACAGGAATTATTGCACCAAACATTGCAGCCTCTAATAATTTTGTCTTTTTGGCTAAATTTTCAGTTTGCATTGCTGCAATTGCAACAGGATCTTTTAAGTCTTTTAATGCGCTATTTAATAAAGCAATTTTAACTCGTGAATCTGGTGTGCTGGTATTAATTGTATACATTAATGAGTTATATGATTTTTCTACGTCTTGTACACTTATTTTTCCATTTTCTCTTAATAATGTAACACTCTTTAAAAATGAATTAATTCCTGCTGCAACATTGTCAACTGCTGTCTGAAAACCTTTTAATGGAACAACTGATATAATTTGATCAAATTTTTGAGTGTCGGGATTAAACACTTCTGTAATTATTTTTCTAAACCTTTTACTTTCAGCAAATTTTCCTAAATCAGCCAATTGTTCTTTTAGGCCATCCATAATATTTTTATTCAAAGCGTCAATTTTGATATCTTTAAATAATAAATTTAAATTTTGCTTTCCTGCTTGTTGCTGAAGTGCTGAAATAATAATATTTATTTGTTCTTCAGAATAACCTGTAGCCAATAATTCTTGTGCTCTAATAAATAATGCTGTTCTTGCTGCATTGTCTGTTTGTTCACTTAAACTTTTTATACTACTTTCATAATTATTCTTAAACTCGTCAGAATCTATAAACTGATTAACCTTATCTCTAAAATTTGGAGTCTTTGCTGTTGCTGCAGTTGCTCTAGAGCCAGTTTCTAAAGCACCCTTTTTACGAACAACTCCAAAATAATCAGCAGTGGCTTTTGCTTGTTTTTCGGTTATTGTTAATGCATCTTTAAATGATAAAAGTTTTCTTCTTGTTTCTTCTTGTGATTTTCTATACATTGAAAATCCAGTAACTAGTGCGGTTATGCCAACAGAAATAAGTCCAAATTTAAGTTTACCAAAATTTGAAATAATTTGTAATATTTTTGATCCAGTTAGCAATTGAAGTATTGACGATAAAGCAAATAATGGACCAGTTAAAGTAAATATTATTTGAGAGAATTTTCCTAGGTTTCCGCCAGCCATTGAAGCAACACCAGATAAAGCAGATAGTGCAAATGTGCCACTCATAAATGCTTTATTTAATGAATTCATTCTTTGATTAGTAATTGCTATTTTTTGTTGTTGTTTTTTCATTAAATCTCTCATAGCATCTTCTTCATACGCTGCATTTAAAACAGACATTGGAACACCTGGTTTTGGTGCATTTGCTGCTACGAATCCTGGTTGTCCTGCTGATTGAAATGTAACTGGTGGGACTGCGCCTTTAACTCCACCTATTGCAGCATTTCCTAATTGAGATCCAACTAAAGCAACGTCGTCTTGCCTGCTCTTCATTCCTTCTTCAAGACCACGACCAACATCTTCGCCAATTCTTCTTGTTTTTCTTGATGCTGATGCAGTTCCTGCTGCCTTGGCAGTTGCGTTAACTGCTGATGTACCAACCATCTCTCCAACTTTGGCTGCTTCTATAATAAATTCTTTTTTAAATGCTGTAAGGTCATTTCTCATTCTTGACAAAGTTACTTTAGCATCTGCAGACATCTTGTTATATATATCTGCTGCTTGTTTACTGCTGAGGTCTAATTCTTTAGCAATACTATTTGTAACAACAAATCTACTAGATTGTGCATATGGAATGTTTTCAGCACCAACCATCTGCCCTTGCATTTTTCTATATTGACTTGGAGTTCTTTGCGTACTCTTTTTTTGTTTGATATAAGATTCTTCTGTTATTGGAATTCTTGATCCTCTAACTCCTGCTCTATCTGGACTAAAGACACTTGAGACCTGCTTCATGTTGTTGTATGCTTTTTCAACACGAGCATCTGTTTTTGCTACTTCTTCATAAGCCTTTCTTAAAAGATTATTTAGTTCTTCAGAGGTAATTTCTGTTTTATCTCCTAAAGCATCAAAACCTATAATAATTTCATCTGTTATTTGTTTATTTATTAATTTAAATTCATCAATAGATGTTCCAGACTGTACTAATTGTCTTTGTAACTCTATGTCTCGTGTTTCAGCAAATCCTGCACCAACTAAATTTTGTTTAACTTTTTGTGTGCTTGCTTTTCCTTGTGTTTGCATTAATCTATTTATTTCAGTAAACTGTGCAACCACCTGATTGTCAAAAGTTGTGAATACTCTAGTTAATCCATTTTCAAAAGACGCAACCATTTTTCTAATATTTCTAGCAGCGGATGTTTCTAGTCCTTCAACCATTGAAAATAGTTCTGCACCAGTTCTAGAACTTTTTGTTCCAAAGTGTGATACATCCATTCCACCTGGAACATCAACCGCTGTTCCTAAACTTCTTCCTTTTTGATATCCAGGAATATTGTCTGCAATCATTCCTTGAATTAGTGGAGCATATTTCTTTGTCATGTCTGCTGGAATAACTGATTCTCCTGGAGATAGCATTGCTGGAACTATATCCCCTGCTCCTTTTGGTCCAGGAACTGAAACAATACCACTTGCTAATTTTCTAGCACCTCTTCCTGGCATCATCATTCCAGGATTATTCATTGCAAAGTTTCTTGCTGCTCCTGCTGCAGAGTTATATGCTGCAATAAGTTTAGTGATTTGTGCCGTTTCTGCTGTAAAGGTTTGAGTTAGTGTAGCGTGTGTTTGATTAAGAGAATGGGCTGCTGCTGCTGCATCTAACTGCTCACTTGTCATATACTGGGTTTGCTCTCCAAGTATTTGTGTTTGACCAGTTAATCTTTGATACCCGCCACGTAATGTTAAAAATAGTTTAATGATATTTGCTATACCGTTTGCAAGCAAACCAAATGTCATAAGAAGGACAGGGCCTACTGCTCCAATACCTACTGTTAGTAAAGTAATAAGTCTTTTAGTTCCATCTGAAAGATTAGAAAATTTTTCTAATATATTTCCAACAAATTCTACAATTGGTGTTACTGCTTCTAAAAATGCCTTGCCAACTGGTATAAGGGAAACCTTTAAGTCTTCAACTGTTTTTCTAAATTTATTCATTGCAGAGTCTGCTGTCATGCCTAATTCTTGCTCAGACAGAGCAGATAGTTCTTCTACTGAGGCATTTGCTAAATCAAGAACACGGGCAGCCTGGTTTCCATCTCTGGCTACGTTAGCAAACAATGTTGACAAACGAGCAAATTGAAACTTACCAAACATTTGTTCAATTGCTCTTGCTCTAGAAAGTGGATCTAAAGCATTTAAAGCATTTGCAAATTCTACAACTGTTGCTTTTAAATTTCCTTTATTTTTTTCAACAATTGCAGTTGCATTAATACCGAACCTTGCAAGCATGTCTGATGCTTTTTCAGTTGGATTAATTAATGCTGCAAGACCTGACTTTAATGCGTTAGCGCCTTCTGATGCATTAATACCGCCTTCTTTCATAGCAGCCATAAAGAATGTTAAGTCTTTTACATCTCCACCCAATTGTTGAATAACTGGTGCTACCTTTGGAATAGCAGTAGTGATATCATCAAGAGATACAACTGTTTGGTTTTCTACTGCGTTTAAAAAGTTAATAGAATCTGCAAGTCTGTCAGATGACATACCAAAGGCATTTTGTAAAGAAATAGTTGTTTCAAGTGCTTTTTGACTATCAACTTGACCAAGAATAGAAAGTCGTGTTGCTTCTGTTGTTTGACGTTGTAAATCTAGTCCTTGGAAGCCTGCTGCTGCAGCCTCTGCTGCTAATCCAACAGTAGTAGAAACTGCTACGCCATACTTTGTAAACTGCTTTCCTAATTCTGTAATATTATCTAGTGCTGCCTGTGTTTCTGCCTGTGGTGTAAATAAGTCTCCATAAACTTTTCTAAATCTAAGTGCCTGTGCTTCCATGTCCATAAATGTTTTGGTTGCTGCTGTGCCTACTGCCATCAATGGTAATGTAAAACCAACCATTAACTGACGACCAGCCCATTGTGTATTCTTACCAAAATTTAAAAGATTGGTGGAACCCTGCTTCATTAATTGATTAAATAATGCCTGCTTCTGTGCTGCTATTTGAACTCTAGTTGTATAATCATCCATGTTCAACTGAGTTGGCATAACAGCCATTGCTTTCATTGCACCGTTAGTATCACGGCCCATCTTAATATATTGTGTTTGTAGTCTTTTTACACGTTCTTCGGCTACCTTGCCAATTGTGTCAAACTCTGACCTAAATAATCTACCAAATGTTTTTGTAGATGCTCCCGCATAGCGGAAGTATTCCCGCATTGAAAATTTATTTTTTTCTAATGAGTCGGTAAATGATTCTGCAGATGTTTTAACTGTACGCATTTCGGCAGTAAATGAACCGATAGCGTTAATACTATTTAAAAGATTTTTCTGTAAGCCTCTTTGAGCAAGGGCTGCTGCTTCACTTGATTTGGCTATTGAGGTGTGAAACTGTGATATCTGACGTTGTAATGCTTTTAACTGTGCTAATGCATTAGACGAATCAATATTAATGTCAATATTAGCATTAACATCAGCCATTTAGTTTCACACCTCTTTTAAATTATTCAGCCATAGTTAC